AGGTCAATCGCATAAGCACCTTTTTCCTGAGCTTCCGCGAAACAACTCAAGTGGCAAGCCAAAACTCGTGGGCGAGGATGGAAAGTCCTGTCGCAACTGCAAGCACTGGTGGAAAGGGAGCTGTGATCTCGACATCCCAGAGGCAGGGGGCGCATTTGCTTCAGATTGCTCATATTTTGAAGAGTGATCGCAGATTGCTTGCAAAATCAAGGCAACTGCGCAATAATTGACACATCTCTCACATTCAGAAAAATGGTGCATCCACGCTCAGGTTTTTACATCAAAGACGACCGCGAGTACGTCTCAGTTAGCACAGTCCTAGGTCGCACTTCCGAACTCTTCAATCCGAACAAGATGAAGGGCCTAGAGATCTGGCGGCAGATGGAACCCAACTGGCAAGAGATTATGCAACGGGCGCAACGAAGGGGAACGATTATTCACTCAGAGGTTGAACTTTCGTTCATGGGCGATGCAGATAAACACAAAATGGATCACCCAACAATGGATGAAATTATGGAGTACAACATTCATGAATACATCACTCATCTATCACCTGTTCTCGACTTAATCAAAAGCGAAAACTTCAAGAACGGTACGAGCAAGCCGTCTTTCCTGATGGAAGAAGAATTGTTCTGCGATCTTGGCTATGCAGGAACTGCTGACCTTCGCCTCACTTGGGAAGGGCGGTACACGATCTGGGACTGGAAAACAGTGCGCTCGTACAAAGAAGAGGGCGTGAAGAAAAAACCAAAATCAATGTCGCATTACAAAGAAGCCGAGGTTCAAATCGCTTCATATGCGCTTGCTCACAATCTCGCCGTAAAGAAAGGTGAGCTTGACAATCAGATAACTCAGGGTGTAATCTGTGTTTGCTACGACTGGCGTGAACCACACATTCACGTTCTGGACAAGCAAGAGTTGAAAGCAAAAGCGCAAGAGTTCATCGAGCGCCTAAATGCTTACACCTCACTCGAAAACGTCTCACTTCCTCGGGCGATTAACGTCGCCATCTAAACATGCTCACGATCACTGCCAGCGGTTTCATCACAGGTGAACCCAAGGTGGAAGACACTGAATACGGCAAACGCGCCACTGTCACCATCCGCTCTAAAACCACCAACGGCAAGCAAACTCATTACATCAACGCAGTCTTCTACGGAAAGAAGATTGACGTAGCTTCTAAGTACATGGTGGATGGTCGTCAAGTCACTATTATTGGTGGTGTACGAAACATCAGTGGCAAGAAGAAACAGGATGGCAGTGAGTACGCATCTATTTACATGGATGCCATGGACTTCACGCTTCCCGAAAAGATGAACGGCGATTCCGAGCGCAAGACAATCGACCCGGAAGTTGCGTTCTGATTTCTTGGCAGAGTAGAGCTAACGCTATCGGCTCGTATATCTGCCTCCCCGATGCTGTTACAGCCACTGCTCGGACCATGCGGTGGATCTGGTTTGTAAAAGCATCAGCAAGCTGGGGTCTTATCTGGGAGTAGAGCGGATCCGGCCAGTCATGGCTTCTGGGCTCTATCAAGGCAGACCACTCGTAAGTCCAAGACTTGAAAGCCTCCGAAAGGGGGTTTTCTCGTATAATTCGCTCAACCCTTAATTGCTAATGGCTCAGCTCATTGGACTTTACAGTCCCGCCCCTCAGTCGGGAAAAACATTCACGGCGAGTGTCCTGGAGCAAAGTGGATACAAGACAATGAGCTTTGCCGAACCAATAAAGAGAATGGCGACCGAATTCATCATGTCTTTCGGCTATCCCAAAGAGCAAGCAGTCAGATTCGTCTGGGCGAGCAAGGAAGAAACAATTCCTGCGATAAAAACAACTGCTAGACATATTCTGCAAACACTGGGAACCGAGTGGGGGCGCAACTGTATAGGTAGCGAGATCTGGCTAGATTGTATGATGTCTCGCGTCGCATCTCATCTAAAAAACGGCGACTCTAAAATCGCTATCGACGATGTTCGCTTTCAAAACGAGGCGGAACTAATCAAAAAAATGGGCGGCGAGATGTGGATGATTATTCGCCCATCAGTACAAAGAAATACAGCACATGAGTCAGAGGGCGCACTTGATAGGTGGGAATCATTTGATCAGGTAATCATCAACGACGGTACAATTGCTGACTTCAGGGCGAAGATTGACAAAGCCGCAGGATGCTAAAAGACAGAAGTGATGAATTTTATGGGGCGCGGCTTGTAGCTGACGCACGCTTGCACCTCGGGACAATCGTCAACAACGAAAGCTCTGAGGCTTTTTTTGTGACAATGTGCAAAATAATCAAGAACGAGTTTTATCTAGGCTACAAAACCTTCACAGGCAAAGAGGTAAAACTTGCCGGAATGAAAGACTTTATATTTAACTCGCATTATGGATTAGGCGTAAAAAGAGAGACGATGCCAACTTTTTTGGCAAATTGCGCAAGAGCTGCGACAAGAGATAAAACACAGGCTCAGTGCGCCGCAAGATTTGTTAAATGGCTTGGCGAGCAGCACGACAAATACGATCTACCCCATGAATACCTTGAATTCAGAAGAATTGATGCGTACATAAATGGTAAATACAAAAGGGACAAACGAGAAAAGTGGAGGCGAATAAACATTCTTCGCAGGCTGTATCATCAATACCCAGAGCTTTTACAGGAGATTGGCGCAGAAAGAAAATACAAAGACGTAACAGACTGCGCACAGGATCTTGGGTTTTGGGAAAAGAAAGAGCGACTTAAGCCGCTTGCCCTGTACAAACACCCAACAATTTTGCAAGTAGAGGATCTTGCGAAAGCGCTCAGCAAGCGTCTTGACAGAAAAAAGAGGCGCGTTTTAATAGCTAAACTAATTGAAATCTACAAAGCAGAGCTACCTGCAAATGACAGCGAATTTGATCACGATGCTTGAGCAGTGCTCTGTTCAGTCCTATTCCTTCTTTGTCGCCGGTAAGCCCGAGACGCAGGGCTCGAAGAGCGCGTTTGGACGCGCCTATACCGACAAGGAAGGCCGTCAGAAGGTCGCTGTGGCAATGGTGGAGCAGTCCAAGGGTCTCTACGCCTGGAGGGCTTCTATCGGGCGTGTGGCGACTCTGATGCGTCCTCGTGATTGGGAGACAGATGGCATTTTTATGCTTAACGCACTATTTCATATGCCACGCCCAAAGATTCACTTCAACAGCAGGGGCGAATTGAAGCAAGGCGCCCCAGTGTTTCATTCGGTCAAGGGCGATGCAGACAAACTCCTAAGAGCCTGCGGTGACGCATTAACAAAAATATGCTACGATGACGACGCTTTGATTGTCGCCGCTACGTCCATGAAGGTTTTTTGCGACCCAAAGGATGGCCCCGGCGCACATATCAAGATTTCTCGTCTGGATGCAACAGCAGCGTCAGCAATGATGCTTGCTTTGAAGCCCTGACGACGACTTCTTGCAAGAACGCGCTCAACGTGCTATCTTGCACAAGTCAACCATCTCGCCTTCATGGCACGCAAAAAACAGGACGCAGAAGCCGTCCTTGATCCCATCGAACTCGACGAAACCGAAATGCCTACTGAAGCTGCTGCCCTGGAAACCGAAACCAGCGAAGCCAACAAGTCCACCAAAGTAAAAGTAAGCGGCGAGCGCAAAGCTGGTCAGGAGCTGCTTGACTACGTGCAGGCAAATCAAAGCCTGCCCCCCGAAGATCTTGCATTCGGCGCCGGCTACTACACCAAGGAGACCGACTCCGAGACCGGCGAAACCAGCACTCGCCTGCATAAGAACGAGTTCTTCAAAGCCGTCACTGAAGCCAGCACTGGCATCGCCTTTGTTCCTGCCAAGCGTGCCTATACCGCTCGTCGTGGCCGCGCTCCGATCATCACCGTGGGCAAAACTGGCAACTGTGTGGTCGGTTCTCGTCATGCCGCTATCGCTGGTTTCGAGCCCGGCAGCAAAGTGAGTGTCTCTGCGGAAGAGGGCAAGATTATCCTGACCCCTTGCACCGACGAAGCTGCCTCTGCAGACGACAGCAGCGACGATCTGGATCTCTGATCAACGCACCAGGTTCAATGCCCTGGCGAAAGCTGGGGCTTTCTTTTTCTTCGTCACCATGTCAAATCAAGCAGAAACAACCGCCAACTTGATTATCGTCGGCGGAATCGCAATTACTGCAATTGCCATCATTGGAGTTGGACTCTGGGCACTTCCACAGATTGGCGTTTACAACCGCACAATGGCTGGCAAGGCCGCATTGATGGAAGCAGAGAGCACAAGGCAAGTACGTGTGCTTGAAGCAAAAGCGAAAAAGGATTCTGCCTCACTTGAGGCGGAGGCAGAGATTGAGCGGGCAAAGGGTGTCGCCGAAGCCAACAAAATCATTGGCGACTCACTGAACGACAATCCTCGCTACCTCCAGTATTTGTACATTACTGGATTACAGGAAGGCAGTGAAAAGGGTAATCGCACGATCTACGTTCCGACCGAGGGTGGTCTTCCTGTTCCTACTCTTGGCATTGAAAAATGACATCACTACAAAAACAGGCAAGGCTGTGGAGAGAAGCGTTTGAAGTTAAAAGCGATAACGAGCGAGGCAGTCTTCAGTACAACTTGCAAATCAAGCTAATCATTGAAGAATACACGGAAGTCATTGAAGCCTACGACGCATTTAAGCAGAACGATCTTTCAACGCATGTTGCATTACTGAAAGAACTCGCTGATCTCGTGTTTGTCTGCTATCAAGCAGCAGAGAACATGGGCTGGGATCTTGATGAAACGATGCGCAGGGTGCTTGATAGCAACTTGAGCAAGCTGGATGACGCTGGACGCCCGGTCAGAAACGAAGACGGAAAAGTGCTGAAGGGGCCAAATTACAGGCCGCCTGTGCTTGATGATCTTGTCACAAGGGCCAGACAATGAGCGAATTCCGCACAGAGCCACCGTGGGGCGACTATGCACATCTCGTCCCCACTGAATATGAAATCGTCGCCGAATTCCCCTCAGTTGTTTGGGGATGGGAGTGCGACCTGTATCAGTGGATTCTGCGTGCTCCAGATGGAGAGCTTGTCGTGGGCGGAACATCGCATGGCAGTTTTTACGTTAGACGCGGAGTTGATGCCATTCGTACACTTAATAACGATATTGAAATCCTGAATAGTTTTATTGAAGACACGCAACGCGCTCTGAGATTCCTCTCATGATTAAATTCTTCTTTCACTTCCCGCTCATCAATCGACTTGCAACATTTCTCGCTGTATCAGAATTTGATGCACGTCATCAATTGATGAACAGCTCCTTTGCTCCGCACTACGGTCAAGCTGTGCTGCTCGGAACAGATGACGGACGCCGAAGCTGATGCCATTATTGGCCAGGTTTGGCAGCCAGAAGCCTCTCTGACGGCCAACCTCAGGGCGCTGGTACGTGCGGCTGCCTGCTATGGCTGGCGGTGCGCCCAGGCCGCTCGCTGGATCGAGAAACGCTCAACCCGCTGAACATGGTCAATCCGATTGAAGAACAAAAGCGACAAGATCGCTTGGACTCTTGGTACGAAAAGGACGGGCGTGACGATAAAAGTCATTCGCTTCACTCTTTGTACACTGGACTCGCTAGCAAGTACATGAATCAGGAGCAAGCAAATGCCTGAGTCACTCAATCTCGATGAACTCTTCCAGAGCTACTGGAAAGAGTCTTTCCCCTTCGCGCCGGCCAATAAACAAGCTGCTGCATCGCATGTTGCATTTGCGCAATACGCAATCATGCAAGTAGAGGCACTGCGCGAAAAAGAGGACAAGTGATTCTTAACGATTTAGAGATCGAACGCTTGTGCAAAGAGCAAGCGATGGTCCTTCCTTTTTCGCCTGATCAGCTCAATCCAGCGAGCTATGACGTGCGACTCGGAGATCAGATCATGATCGAGTCAGTTGCATCCCCTGACTTTGTACGCACTCCTATCAGTGGATTCACAAAAGAGAACCCTTGGCTGCTGCGCCCTGGACAGTTCTGCTTGGCCTCCACAGAAGAGCTGCTGAACATGCCGGAGGATGTTGCCGGACAGTTCGCTTTGAAGTCCAGCAGGGGGCGCGAGGGCTATTCTCACGCCCTCAGTGCCTTCATTGACCCTGGCTTCCACGGCAGCAGGCTCACGCTGGAGCTGCACAACATCAGGCAGGTCCATCCAATCCCGCTCTACCCAGGAATGCTGATTGGACAGATCGTTTTTCATCGCATGTTCGGAACACCACTTGTCAGCTACAAGCAGAAAGGGCATTACAACATGAACGAAACTGTGATGCCTAGTATTTGGGGCTAGGCAAGATCTTCTAGCATTTTCGTGTACTTATCGAGCGAGAACTCCTCGCTCATATTTTTTGCTGATTCAAGTATCGCCCAATACGCCCTGCTGTTATTAAACGAAGCCTGATGGTTCAAAAGCAGGGCAAACTCTAGAAGTCCCTGATAATCACGATTCCCAAACAATTCCTTAAGACGTTCCGCATTAAGCCGTTCCTGAAATTGATCTTCAGGGCGATAGCTTGGTGATGACATGATGCGTGGACGATTATGACTGAGCGTAACGAGCCTTGGCTTCAAAGTCCATGCGAAGAGAATCTGTGGAAGTGGCGCGTTTACGGAATCGGCATGGTGTGGGATCATGCACAGGAGTGGCAGGCCCGATGGAAGCTCCACTGTCTGCAAGTTTCTCAAGGCATAAACACCGACAATGGCCCGCGACGCGACACAGGCATACCTCAATGAAATAGGGCGCTACCCCCTTTTAACGAAAGCGCAAGAGGTCATGCTTGGCGCGCAAATACAGGCATGGATGACAATAAAAGATAAAGACGAAGCTCAGTACACAGAAGAAGAGAAAAAGATTGCAAGAGCTGGAAAAAGAGCAAGGGAGAAATTTATTAAGTGCAATCTTCGCCTAGTGGTCAATATCGCACGTAAGTACGTCCCAAGGTGCAGCACTCTTGAGCTAATGGATTTAGTTCAAGAAGGCAATGTTGGTCTTGCTAGGGCAGTTGAAAAGTTTGATCCAACTCGTGGGTATGCAATGAGCACATATGCTTATTGGTGGATCAGGCAGGCGATACAAAGATCAATGCAATTTAGTGACTTGACAATAAGACTCTCGATAAACGCTCACGATTCAGCCGCAAAGATAGCAAAAACCGTCGAAATCTTATCTAAAGATCTTGGCAGGGAGCCAACTGTTTTGGAAATATCAGAGTTCAGTGGTCTAAGCACTGAAGAAATTAAACTTGCAGCAACTGCGCCGAAAGTAATTACAAGCCTGGACAGGAAGGCGAATGATACAGAGGGTTCTAGCTTTATGGTTGAACTTATTCCTGACGAAAAAAACTCAAATACAATTGAAGATGCTGAGAGTAGAATAAAAATAGAAGATGCTTACGATGCGATAGATAGATACTTGGATGGCATGAGTAGGTTCATTGTTCTTGAGCGCATGAAAGACCCTCCAACGCCCTGGAAAAACCTGTCTGCGCTGACAGGACTTGGCAGGGGCAGGCTTCAGTCGATGGAAAAAGCAGCACTGCAGCGCTGCGCCCTATTGCTAAGAATCAAGAACAGATTTGAACTATAGTTCAGTAATCCCACCTAGTACGCGGGCGTCCACGACGCATCCCTAAATGAATAAATCCCTTGGGCGCACCGTAGCCTAAGCTGTAATTCCAATTCTTATCGCACCATTCTTGAACTTTGTAAATATCAACGCCTTTCACGTAAAAATCAACCGCTCCAACATCAGGTGCATCGAATAAATGCTCGCTACTGCTAGCACCGCCGACCATTTTGTTAATTGATTTTGGGCGATAGCCGCTCGTGACAATAATTGGCTTACCACCAAACTGAACGCGAACTCTTTCTAGGAAAGCTGCAAGTTCGGCGGCAACTGCGACTTGGTAATCAGCAGCAAATCGCCGCTCTTCTTTGTATAAGGCAAACTCACCAAGCTGTATATGAGGAGTGACATGCGTAACAAAAGGTGAGGTTGGGCGAACTCTGCTAGGCTGTTGTTCGGTTTGTTGACTCCCCACAAACAAGGCGACTTCATCTTTTCTGCGATTAACTAAACCATCAAGAACCTTGCCATCGGCCTTGTTCCAGCGCGGTAGCTCTTCAATTACAACTTTACTTGCGCTTTCATTAGCCAACAAACGCTTACGTAGCGTTGATTCTTCCAGTGCTCCAAGCCCAATGTTGTAGGCAAAGCTGATAATTGCAGCCTGTTGTTCGCTTCGCCATTTCCTTGCCATAGGGAGAAGCATAAAAACGCCAGGCGCAAATAAATGCTCTACTTCATTCTGAAGCATCTCGTTCGCCATCTCTTGCGTAATCCTGCTACCCATGCGCACGGGGCCATCAATCAACCTAGTAGACCCATAGCCAATGGTCGGCACGCCAGCGGAACATAAATAAGACTCCAGCCTGCAACCCTCCCACTTTTTAATGATTCTGAGCGCAGGCGCAAGCCAAGCCGGCGGTAACGTCTGTTTTGGCAATGGATCGGCGCGATACATCTCGGCGAACTGTTCCAGCGTGTCCGCTGAAAGTTCCCCCTGCAGCCAGTCCCACGCAGCTAACTGATGTGGCAGCAATTTGAAATGCTTGGCGGCATCACGCAGTTGAATCGTGCTCATTGATCAAGCCAGGGTGCTTTGATTTGCATGGCGCCACCCAACTTCCGGCTTTCGCCGGTTTGCAGTTCGTCGCTGGGCGGTTCATGCACCACAACGGGTTTTGGTGTGACTGGCTGATCCGCTAACCAGTCAGCTTCGGCGCGATTCAGCCTTGGGGCAAGGGTTTTCTCAAACCTATGGTCTTGCGCCGCTCTACGCAAGCGATTGCGTAGAGTCTTGTCGCCAAATCGCGCCAGCCATATCGTGTCGGATTTCAGCGCTTTGGGAAAATAATCTTAAGCGCCTTAAGAATGAGCTGCACCCAAGAATTCTCTCTGACAGGCAGCAAGGCAATGATTTCAGAGCCAGCAGCAATAATAATCGCAATAACAGCAGCGGTACTGGGATCCATGGTTAGCAAGAGGGTGGACGCACTTCCAGCTTAGAGACCCTTTGCTCAACGGTATTAAGACGCGAGAAAAATTCCTTGCGATCTTCTTTAATGTCTGAATGCAGCACCTCCAACTGTGTCGCGATGTGCTCCACCGCGCTGGTGAGTCTGATTACTGCATCCCGCGCTTCATCGGATTTGCGGCTAAATCCCATTGCCCCCATCGCGGCAACAGAAATGGACGCGCCGGCCACTGCGGCAATGACTTCGATCATGGCAGCAATGGCTACTTCTCTAGATTAGCGACCCTGCCCGCGCAGCTTTTTCTTGCCGCGACGCTGTGGGCGTGAATTTTGTCCCATACCTTGACTTGTCGTTTTCGGACGGCCAGCCTGATGCTCAAGCCTGCCAGTGCCAGTTTTAGCTTTTACTGCCATCCGTCTTCATCCAAAGAGCTAATTGCCACCAAACAATAAGCAAGAAAAACGCCGGTGCACCAAGCACCGGCCAGGATAAATGCTGTCACCGATAACGGTCCGCTAATCAGTTAGCCCAAGGCACACCAGCAGCTTTCGACGGCGAGCGCTGTTCGTTGATTTGCGCTTGCAGGGCGGCTTCGATCTCGGCAACCTTCTCGTCGCCACCTAGGGCTTCTTTGACCCAGCCGATCACGGTGTCTTCGGTGAGGTCGGCGTAGGGGATCAGGTTGTCAGGGCGTTGAAAACCGATAGATCCGTACGCCGAACTGGAATACGCGGCATCATTAGCCGCGATCGTATAGTGGGCGACGAAAACAAAACCGTCCTCGGTTTCGCGTTCGAGGTTGGCGATTGCCCAAGTAAATACAGTGTCAGCCATGGAAATAGCGGCAGTGGTACCAGAGTAGTCGTGTTGCAGCCAGTTGGGAAGGGTCGGCTGCCCACCCTTTAGTAAAGGTGACTACAAGGCTTCAAGCTCGTCAGCAATTTCTTGGAGCACGGCAAGAGCATCTTTCCATCCATCAACATAACTTTGGTGAACGTAGTCAATGTCTTCAATGTGAGCTTTTGGATGTGCTTGATCCGCAGCAGCTCGCAGGGCGGCGGCAACTCGCTTGGATCCAACCAACGGTTTTTCGCAGTAGTACGCATCCAGTACGGTTTGTGCGGCGGGTGAAAGTTCAGACATAGAAGGGGAAGCGACTACTGGGTTTCAAGTTCAATAGCAATGGCCAGAAGTTCGGCGCGTATTGCTGCTGCGTTTACATCACAGCAAGAGTCATACGGAAGACGTGGCGCTGGAACCACCTGATCCGCAGCAGCTCGCAAAACGGCAGCGGCACAGCGATAGTCTTTTTCAAACGGACCATCGAGCCAGCCACAGTTATCCATGTAGGCATTTAAAACTGCAGTTGCAGCGGAAGAAAGTTCAGTCATTGGTTTTCTAGTTCGGCAGCGATGGCGAGGAGCTGGCTTCGTGTTTCTTGTCGCTGTCCACGTCGTATCTCTCGGCTGGAGTACACATCTCCTGCTGGCCTCATACCTGTCGGAGCTGGTTCATTCGGCACCACCTGATCTGCAGCAGCTCGCAGGGCGGCGGCGATGTGCAACTGCACGATTCGAGACCCAGCGCAGTTGCTGGCAGTAATTACCGCCTGCGCGGCGGAGGAAAGTTCAGACATGGAAATTGAGACGGGTCGTGAGGGGCAAGTATTAGCTGATTCCTGTTTTCAGGTAATACATGCTGATACCTGCCGTGTGCTACAGTTCTGTGGCTGATCAGAAAGCAGCAAAGCGACTGGGGTGAGATCCAGTTGCGAAAGCGGTGGGGGTGACATCCTGCCGCTTTTTAATGCGAAAGAGTGACCCCCCAGGTTTGCGTCTACTCATTGAGTCCTAGGTGATTACGGTAGCCCTCAAGCAGATCTTTTAATTTCTGCACTTGTTCAGGCGTCCACTGCGGTAAGTCACTAAGATCTAGGACTTTTGATGACTGGCGTTTAGCCGACTCCAAAGCCTCGATCCGGCTCGCAAGAGCCAGAATGTTGGCGCTGGTTTCGACAATGTGTTTCTGAGCTGCAGCCTCAAGTGTCTTAATTCTGGAGCGGAGTTCGAGAATGCAGTTCAGCATGTCCCCCTCATGTTTGTTGCCGTATTCTTCTACGAGAGCCCACACTTCGGGCTTGGCTTTGTGTTCAGTCATCGAGTTGCTCCAGTGCGCGGCGGATGGTGTCTGTGATCTCTGGGATCACGACATCCATCCTTTCAATCGTGTACAGCATCTTCAAGGCAATGCTTTTCAGGGTTTCAGGTTGAGGGCGGCGGGCGATGAGCAGATCGACAGGCCAGTCGGGATGGTCGTGTGCAAAATCGCTTAGCCAATCGCAGCACGCCTCCAGCTCCTGGTCTGCGCCCCATTGGGCGGCGCGAGCGGCAAAAGCCGCAGTCCACGAAGACGCAGCTCCTCGGTTGAACGTGGCGTCTACTTCCCACTGCTGCACCAGCTCCGGCGGCGGGGTGATGGGGTGTTGTTGTGTCATGGGTGATTAGTGGTAATGACTACTTGGCGTATTTAGCGAGCAGGTCGCGTGCGAACGAGGCGAAGTGATCTGCATGGACCACATCGTTGACGTACGTCGCCTTTTCGTGACGTGGATCCGCGACAAAACCGAAATGCTGCCACCAGTCAACGGCGAAGGCTCGCAGCTCGTCGTCCGATGGAATCGGGTATTCTTCTTGGGTCATGGTTTCTAGGGAACTGTGGCCAGGGGCAGGAGGTGCAAACTCGCTGCCCCACCACATTACAGCAAAAA